GCTGTTGAAGAAATACAAACCGATCCATTGGCAACACAAGCCAATACTAATGTTGAAATGGATATAGAAGAATAACATTTTACTACTCAGAGGGGTACTAAATGGATATCAATTCAAAGATCTATGATAGAATTGTAGATCACCTAACCGATGTTCGACTCTACGAAGAAGGTGTGCAGCTTCAAAATAAACGTATTATGCAGAGACATAGAAAACGGTTAAGAGATGTTTTAAAATTAAACATCCAAGGAGATGTTCAACCAGAGGTAAAAAGATTTGGTAAAGAACTCTTAAGCCATCAAACAACAAGCTTAAAAGAGTTTTCAACATCTCAACTTGACTTTCATTCTGACAATCTTAATAAAGAATTAAAATCTTTTTATAAAGTAAATAGGCCTAGATCTAAAGAGTTACTTGCAGAAATAACTGGTTCGAATATTAAAGGCGTTAAGTCTGTTAAAGATAATATTCGTAATATTTCTTCTGGTGAACTTGTTCGTATACAAACTAAAGTGAAAAGCGGATTAGCAAAAGGCTTTACTAACAATGAAATCATTAATGATGTTCTCAAAACTACTAAGCTTACTGAGAATCAAGCGAGAGCTTTGACTCGAACATCGATTACTAGCACACAAACAGTCGCTATGAATAAGGTTGCTGAAGCTAATTCGCATGTTGTAAAGGGCTTTGTTTTTACAGCTATATTGGATAGCAATACAAGCCCTATTTGTTCATTTCATAATGGTAAAATTTATGATGTAAATGATACAAGGTTTAAACCACCTTTGCATTGGAATTGTCGTAGTACTCTTATACCTATCATTAAGTCTAAAGACGAATTGCTTGAACAAAAAACTGATCGTATCAGTAAAACAAATCTTTTCAAAAAGAAGCCAGAATCTCTAACAGGAGTAATGCCCAAAATTGAAGGTTTTGGCGCATGGTTAAAGCGACAACCATTTGATATCCAAACTAAAGTGCTCGGCACGATGGACAAGGCAAACTTATTCCGTTTAGGCAAATTAAAATACGATCAATTTGTTACACCAAACGGAAAAGGCCTGTCTATACAAGCTCTCAGAAACAGAGCAGCCAATGCTACTTCTGTATTTGCGCCTAAACAAAAACTAAGAGAAGTAGACGTAAGTATTTCTGCAAATAGGCCTAGCTCACTGGTTAAAAACCCTAAAAACAAAGATGCCATACGACAAATGTTTTTATTGGACTCTGATGATTTTTCTAAAACAATGTCTTTAACTGATTTTAAAGGCACTACATTAGTGGGCAAATCTGCTTCGAGGCGGCGGGTTGGTAATGAATTTGATGAACGTAATTTTAGTACAGACCCTTTAACGGGGGAAATTAAAAACAATAATGTTTATGATCCTGATTTCAATCTATATCAAGAGCGTATTGATTTTATGAGAAACTCAAAGCTGTTGTCTCAAGACGAAAAAGACTTTATCGAATCTTTAACAGCAGGGCTTGATGATAAAATTTCTGTAAACCAACAGACGGTTGTTGTTGAAAATTTAAGAGTTGTATTAGAGCGTTATGCAAGAGATAAGACCCCTTGGAATGACTTGTCCGCAGTTCTTAGAGCCGAAAATAGATTTTCTGTTCAAAACGTCTCTAGACTATTGGATACTCGTTCTAGAGAAAAGTCTAAAATGTTTGTTAGTTATCTCTCTAAAGATGTTCCTCAAGTTCAAATAATGGGTAAGTACTATCAATTAGATGATCTAATTTCTAACCAGCTCGAAGATCAACGTTACATTGATAACTGGCGTAGTAAAGAAGGTACTAAACTTGCAGAAAAAGTTTATGCTACTGGAAGAGCACCTCTGCGTGTTTATTTTAGAAACTACTATAAAAAATACCCCAGTAGTGAAAAAATACTTAAAAAATTAAAAGAAGATGTAACTTTTAAAAATAAGTACGACAACTTTAAAAAGAAGTTTAATAAAGAACCTTCTGATAATTGGATTACTACACAATATGCCAAAGGTCGAGAAAGTATTAGACAAATTCTAGACTTAGAGTTTTTAAATAAAAAGAGAAAACCTAGCTCTAAGGTATTTGATGATACTTCTATTAATGTAATAACTAAGGCAGTAAAGCTAGTTGCTTCAGGTCAATCAACAGATTATGATAGCCTTGCAATCAATATTGGAAAGATGTTTTCAAAAGACTTCGAAAATATAATACCTTTTACAAAACATACACTAAAAGATCATCATGCAGAAGGCTCTAAAATACTTGACCTTCTCGTACAAAAGAATTTAATAAAAGTTCAATTTAGAGGTAAGACCCGGCGTGGAGTTCTTGATTTAGATACTGGGAGAACTTCAGGAGGCTGGTCCGACACTATTTCTAGAGAAGTAACTGTTATTGACAAGAATTTACTTAGGTTGCAGGAGGCTGAACGAAGAGTAACTATTGCTCGGCGTTTAGGCACTACTACTGGTAGAGATCGTTTGTATGTAAAAGCAGGGAAGAAAACCTTTGTAGATGCTCGCGGCAATGAAACAGGAATACCAATTATTTCTCGTGATAAGTTTGCAGATTATGACCCCAAACAAATTGATCGTGAAATGGCCCAAATGTTAAACCATGTAATGGATGTTGAGTATGGAGTTGATAACGAATTCTTTGGGTTCATGGATGATATCGTTAGATTTAGAGACCCACGAGGTAACTCTAAATACTATGACAGTATTAATGAGTTTCGTCATGAAATTTTAAACCGTGGAGAACAAGGTTATGGCCTAATGGCCACTGCTAAGTATCATGCTCAACGAGGTAAAAACTTTAGAACACAGGCCTTTATTGACTCTCGTGGTCGTGTGTACCACAGAGGATATTTAACTCCAACAGGGGGTGAGCTAGTTAGACCTTTTCTTAATTCTGGAAGAGCAATCAATATGTCTGAAGACGCTTTTGATGAGCTTAAAATACAGATCGGATCTATGATTGGCCCCGGTACAGAAGCACTTACTCAAAACGGCAGAAGGGCTATTTTAAATCGTAATAAAGACAAACTCCTAGAGCTTGGGAATATTATGATGTCAAATACTCAAAGAGACAGGCGTATGAGAGAGTTTCTTGAGCATCCTCTGGTTAGGAGTTTAGAAGGACCAGAGGTTCCTAAACTTGCACGTATGGCATTAGAATATACTCGAATTGATAATCATTTAAAAAGTGGTAAATCAATACAAAGCTATAAGACAAAACTTATGATTGAAAATGATGCTTCTTCTAGTGGCGCTCAGATTATTGGCCTTTCTACTGGTGACAGGGCGGTATCACAGGCTTCTAATGTTTTAGCCACGAGTCAAAAGAACAGGCTTTATGACCTTGTTGCAATGGACACAGTTAATGACCCTGATTTTTTAAAAATACCTGCTCTAAGAGATGCAAATCTAACTTGGGAAGATTTAGCCAAGGCAGCTAAATCTCAAAATATGGTTTCATTTTATGGTGCGGGAGATGCTACCAAAACTGCAAATGTTGCAAGTAAGCTTTCTAAAGTGCTTGACGACAAAGGTTTTATTACTATCACTAAAGCTAACCTTAGTGAAAATTTAAGAATTGTCGATAGTAAAATAAAGGTTGCTGATCGCATCGGTGCATCTACAGTGTCTGAAGACCTCGCTTCTTTTAGAAAAGAGCTTGTAGAATTAATAAACAATAATGAACCTGTTGGTAGAACACTTCTTAAACAGGCTCAAGATATTCACCCGGATGTAGGTGAATTTGTAAATAAATTGACTAACGCAAGACAAGGGATTATTGGTCCTAAAGAGTTTTCGGAAGTCTCTAGAATTATGTCAAAGAACCTTGCTCAAAGAGCGCCTGTAACTGATAACTTTATTAATTACTGGAAAGACGTTGCAAGAGTCTACGTCAATGAAACTCAAAAAGTAGACATACCTTGGGTGACATTTGATGGTAAGATAATGACACAAAGATATCGTCCAAAGATACAAGAGCGAATTGAATTTCGTGACCCTGTAACTAACAGACGAATAGCTAACATTTATGAATCAAGTGCAGAAGACGGTAAGCTTTTAGGAAAAGGCTCACTGAATGATGCACGTATTGGTCTAGGTGTTAACGGAAATCACAGCAATGACGCCGTTATCGTACGGC